GCATAGCAAAGATCAAACCAGTTGGTCCTGTCATTGGCTGTGTGCCACAAATGTCATATGCAATTAAGTTAGGCATTGCACGACGCACTAGAGAGATAAGAACTGGATCGAACGTATCAATACCACCAGCACCGGCTACTGAGCTTGATCCACCCATAGCGTTGACTGGGGTACCAGTTGTTAGTGCTTCTGATAGCATGAACTGAGTGTGAGCACCAGATTCACGTAGAGCGCGTTCAGTATTTTCTAGAACAACCGCAGTTACAGAACGGCGGTGAGCATCTTTAATTGGGGCCAAATCAGTGTGCTCTAGAATTGGCGCCCACTTCTTCTGAATTTCTTCTTGTAAGTACATTTTATTCCCTTTCTATTAGGTTTTGATTTATTTATAAAAGATTAAAGTTTAAGATTATTTCTTGATAGTTCTTGAGATTGCTTGAACGTATCTGTTCACGTTTGGATCATAAGAAACACTCTCAGTCAAAGAAGTTGTGCCTTCAAAAAATTCTTCCTCAATACTGTGAGTAACTTTCTTTGATGTAGGGAAATAATTTTCCTTGACATATGAAAGCTTTCTCTTGTATGCATCTAGATCACCTGTGAATGTGATGCCTTCTGCTAGAGCAACAAACTTCTCAGACTGTACTAGATTTAGATCGCTAGATACTTCCTCAACGATTTCATTCTTACGGATTTCTAGCGCAAAATTCTTTAATTCAACATTTTCGTTGATAGTTGCATCTAGTTTTGATTCAAGTTCTTCAACTTTTGTAGCTAGGCTTTCCATTACGTCAACTTTTTGTTCTGGAACATCAATGTAATGTTCTGCAAAAAGACCTTTCAGACCATCAATGAATTCTTCTGCGATTTCGTTACGAAGTGCAGACTCGATGGCAACTTGATTATCTTCCATCCAATTTTCAACAACATAGCTTAGGTACGTGTCAAGATTTGATTCTACATCTTCAAGAATAGAATTTACGCTTTCTTCTAGGCGAGTCTCATACTCTTCTTCAAGGCGTTCTGTTTCTAGAATTGTTCTGGCATTAACTGCTGCTTCAAAAATGGTAGAAGCCTTTTCCATAAACTCTTCAGAAAGTTCTTCACCTTCGAACATTCCGTCAACGTCTTCTTTAACTGAACGCGCAAGAGGGTTGCTTTTGTGGTCAAGGCGTGGCATAGAATCTCTATTGGTCGCGCCACCACTACCAACAGCAGTAGAAGACTTCATACGTAATGATGCTTCATTACCACCCGCATTAGCACCGCCAGGAAGACCTGATGTTTCCTTACCAATTAACGCCATAGCATCCTTGTACCATTTTGTTAGTTCGTCGCTACTCATTGCATGCATTGCACCAATAACATTTTTTAGATGCTCAACTCTTGATTTTGGGTTTTCATCTGGACGAGTACCAGCATGTAAAGTCGCACCAGCCATTGATTCTTCTTGAATTGACATTAAAATCTCCTTGATTTGGTTTTGAGAATATTTATACTAATTCCATATTTAACGATTTTTAAATTTTTTAATTATTTGGTTTACATGATCTGGATGCACACGTTTTTGTACTTCCATCTCGGAATATCTATCTGGATTTTTGGTAATTCCCATAAATCCTTTATTTTGATCTTGATTAGAATTAATATTAGAATGAATAATTACTCTATCTCTAGATGTAGGATGTTCCCAAACCCCATGAATACCACCAACAATATTTGTTGGTCGGCCCTCATCCGTTTTACGAAACCCAAGAGCTTTAAGACCGTTATCGAATAAACCACCTGTACTTATTCTATTAACTTTTTTATTCACATCATTTGATGTTGTATCTGGATGTTCAAATCTGTATTTTGTTATATAATGTAATTCGCCATTGATATTTGCCAATTTTGGTCGAGATTTACTGGTATGATTCCCTGCGGCTGACGCAATATAACCTGATAATGCATCATAATCTGGTATTGGTCCTGATGTTCTATTTTCGAGAACTTGATTTAAAATTTTTTTAGCAGACTCTGATAACATTTTTTTTATAAACTTTTCAAAAAAGACTGAAACATATGTATAGCTTTTTGTTCATCAATTTGTTTGAAATTTTTCTTGACTAAATTTTTATGTTCCTCAATTACTTCAAGAGCTTTCCAACCATTATTTTCATCATAGAACCATTCCACGCCTTCCATAATTCCCTTTACGTAAGCACCGGGAGCAGAAGGATCGGCCACGATATCAGCAGCAGTAGCTAGACTATAATCTGGCTGGACAACCATGACACCATTTTCTGATTTTAAAGAACCCATGCCACGAGAAGAAACACCAAGATTTGCACCAGAATCCAAAAGACCTTTTGCGGTATTTCCCATCGGAGTGTCGGTTAATCTGGCTTTACCGATAAAATAATTTGTGTTACCATCTCTTTGTAGATCAACAACAAGATGCGATACACGATCTAGATTGATTTGTGGACCTTGTGGATGCCCCAATTCTCCATATCCACGATTTGTTTTGATATGATTATCAACGTATTTATCGACGGCAGTTTGCATTACATTTAATGGATACATTCTTCCATTGCGATTTATTTCCTCCGCAACAAGAAAACGACCATGAATATGATGGTGTTTTTTTCCAGTCGCTTCGTTGAGTTCCGTGGAATATTCTACATTCTTGTTGAGTTCTGTGATCAGCTACATTGTCGGTGTTTCCTCAATTGGTGAACGCAACAGGAGCAGCTTTTACGTTAGAGCCAGTATTAATTAGCAAAGTTTCATTAACAAGTTTTTGTATCACAAAATCACCAGTGGGATAAATGATTGTAAATGATGACTTTGTTGAACCGTTTGCCCATTTTTGTGTAACAACATGTGCTGATGCGGTGGTGTTGTCATGGACTAGTCGGACCAATGTTGATCCATACACAGTATTAGCAACAGTGTTCGAAAGAACAATTTCTTGATTTAAGAATTTATAAAGAATTGACATTTCGCGTTTCCTTTAAACCTGGGGACCAAATGGATTGCCACTACCAGCAGGACCATAAGTATTTGGTACGCCTCCTGATGCATCCCATCCACCTTCATTTGGAGTGCCATCTTCTTTTTCTTCTGGCTTATCATGATCGCCATAGATCATATAGTCATGAACACTAGAGACAAGTTCTTTTGCCTGTGCGATTTTAGCCTGTACCCATGGCTCTACATGCATGCCGTCTGGCATTGTCATGGTAAGGTGCATAGCCTTGTTTGATAGAGCACGTAGCTCTGTCTTGACCATATTAGCACCATCGTCATCACCCTGTAGCAAAGGAACCGCTAAACACTCAGAAATTTTTTCTGCTTGAGACGTGGCTATTGCCATTTTTTTACTCATAGGCATTTTTGGGTTTTCGCGAGCAATAGCCTGTGCAATTTCTTCTCGTTTTGATTTCTCTTTTGGTGTCAAATGACGTTCGGAAATATCAGATTCTTCACCAATAGTATATCCTTTAATATTATATCCTTTTCTTGTAACATATTCTGGTCTATGCTTTGTTAATTTTTTTAATAGAACACGCAATCTTTTTGGATCATGGCCTGAATTAGCTATAGCAGAACGAACGTCATTTGGATCAAGGTCTTCATCTTCATTTACTGGAAGCATCTTTTGTGCTGGAATTTTCTTTGTAGCAACATCTCCCATAATTCTAAATCTTTTTCCAAATTTTGATTCGGGATCAAGAATTTTTTTAGGATTTTTTTGCAATTTTTTTGTTGCTTTTTCAACATAATCTTGCTTATATTTAACAGAAGTTTCTTTGATATTTTTTACTGTGGAGCAATCCGCCATTTCATGCATAGGGCAATATTTGCCGGATTCAGACATATTACACTGAAGATTTTCTTTTGATTCGTAAACTTTTTTGTCGTCACCACGTTTACGACCATGGCGCTTTTCATCATAGAAATTTAAATCGTATTTTTCTTGGGGTTGTGTATATGGATGGTTTATGTTGCCGACTCTATCAGCATGCTTTTCTACGCTGTGAGCAGCAATCCATTTCTGTTCATCACCAACTTTTGGAGCATAATCAACGCCTGGGTCTTCGCCAGTTTTTCCACCAGTTGTAGATTGACTTCTTACTCCATTTAGCCTACTGTGAGCTTGATGAAGAACTTTCATCAATTCTGGGTTTTCGGGAGCTATGTTTCGTAATGATTTTTTAGTCATTATATTCTTCTTCCTCTGTGTCTAAATCTTCCTCGGTTGAACGAAACATAGTCTGAGACATTTCAAGTTTTTTATCTGCTATTGCAACTGCTACTTTAGCAGAAAGAATATTAGATAAAGCATTTTCAAATTCAATTGGCTTTTGGTTTGAGCTAAAATTAATTAGATCGGATAGACGATACTCGATTTCTGTCATGATATTATTCCTTATTTATTGTGTGCTAAAACATGAATAGCTGACGTATATTTATTTTCTTCGCCTTTTGTGCGTTTTTTGCGGGTACCCAATCTATCTGCGGTAGATTCTGCTTGACTTATTTTTTTATTTTTTTCATCAGTTTTTGGAATTACATCAGTATCTTGAACATTCTCTAATTTTTGAATATTAGTTCCTTGCTGCTGTTGTTGCTGCTGCTGTGCCATTGCCTGATCTTCTGGTGGGATTGGATTGCCATCCTCATCAACTTGAGGCATCTGCCAGCGAGGATCATTCTGCTCTTCTTCAATTTGCTCATCCATTTCTTCAATAAGATCATCTTGCTGCTGAAGAATATTTTTTCTGGCCCAGTCATGAGAATAATATTTGCCAATCATATCCTGAGCATTACGCATCAAATTGATACGATTCTCAAGAATTTCCGCATCCTTTAGCTCAGTGAAATAATTGTCTTTTGCAAAATCAAATTTAACTAGCTGAGAAATATTCTGCCAGTCTTCAATTGACATGACGCCTTTTAATACAAGTTGTTTTTCTAGTAATGAAATAAATAAATGAGAGAAACGACCACGAAGCCTAGAAATGAAACGAGAGAATTTTAATTCGTCTCTACTTACTTCTGTAGCTCTTCCTAGCGAGAACAGAGAATCAGAATTTAAACGGTTGACAGGAACATTCAGTGTTTGAAATAATTTCTTCTGGAAATATAATACGTCATCCATTTCACCAAGAGTCTGGCCACCAGGAAGAGTCGTTACTTCTGTGCCTTTTCCGCCTTCACGACGAGGTAGCCAGTAATCTTCAAGCATGGTGTTTTTTGTATATACGCCAGCATCCAACAGATAAGTGTGGTGACTGTGGTAAGTTTCTTCCAAATCTACCGTGATACAACCAACATCAATTGGATCAATTAAATATTCAACAGAAACTGCTTTGTGGTTTTTGAGAACTTCTGCACGATATTTTTTTGATCCATACTTACCTTTTATATTTGTTCTGTTGAGT